TACCGGGATATCTTATGAAAAATTAGGATTATCCGGGAAAACCGAAATGGAGACCATGATAGAAGGCTGGCTAAAACAAGTAGCGAGCTTAATACATAAAGATAGAGGAAGGAATCTTCTAACTGATTTGACCTTTGGAGAAAAGAAGATGGTAGACCAGGGAGTAGAGGAATGGAACGAGCAGACCGTAGAAGGGGTAACCGTGGAGATGGAAACCGACCAAGAGGAACTCCCGAAATACGATGATATATTTACAGTTAACCGAATAGGGATATCCTCAACCGTAGGAGCAAACGTTATTATAGCCAGCAAGGCAATCGAAATCGACTACCAGAACTTATCCGATGCTAAAATGCTGATTGTAAAAGTCAAACCATACGCAGACTGCGAAAAGGGAGCGATACAGCTTTTATTATCAAGTGCAATAAAGTGCGGAACGATCGTTAAGACCCTGGACTTCCCGGAGATGTACGATAACGAATGGAAACTATGTAAATTTTATCTGGGGAGCAAGGCAACCTACGCGGGTATTAAAAGCATAGGCCTGAAATTAGTAAGCAGGGTAGGAGGATATTTCTGGATAGCGGATATAGAGAAGTTGGTACTCCCGGAGGGGATACATAATATAGCCATGAGAGCCTGTGCGAATATGGTAAAATTAGCATACATGAATAGGGAATCCCCGGTGATCAGAATAGATGACTGGAATACGAAATTAGTAGAGGATAAAATATTAACCGATTCATTAAAAAAAGAATTAGGTTTATATTACAAAAAGCCCGATTTTACATTTGGCAGGGTAGTGGGGAAGGTAGACGATCAGAGGGACCTTCCGATAAGCGAGATAGATGAATGACACTAAAGATATATATCGACCCGAAACAAGTAGAGAAGATAAGAGCGATACCGTTGGCAGCCAGCAAAAAGGCCTTCCATTATTTGGTAACCGAAGTCTGGGGAGGTTTAAGAGAAGAACCTCCATCGGACCATGGCCATTTAAGAGGAAGATGGCAATTAGAGAAGTTAAGCAGCTATTGGTACAAATTAGTATGCGGAGTAGAATACGGACAATACGTAGCTTTCGGAACTGGGATATACGGGCCGAGAGGAATAAAAATAACACCGACTACCAAGAGAGCCTTGAGTTTCATGTGGAAGGGAATGAGAATAACCGTCAAGAGCGTAAAAGGACAGAAGCCGAATCCATTCCATGAAAGAGCCATGAAGAGAGGGGAAGATAGGATAGATGAATTCATAAGAACAGCATTGAGAGAAGAAGGAGGATAAAATGCAAATAAAAACTTTAGAAGATGCAATAGAGGACATATTTAATAAAATAGAGGAGAAATTATCTGATGCCATAACCGAAGGAGCGAAGCTGGCCGATGTTAAGTCTTTAGTGGTAGGAATGAAGACCAGCCAAAAGCCAGAAGCACCAGCTATATGGGTTATGGCAGGTGAAACCTTTATAGACCCGACAACGCAGACTACTCTCTGGGAAAAATGGAATATGGATATCGTTATCATCGGAGTGGTTTATAATTCGGTAGACGGGAAGGAGGGATACAAAGAAGCGAATAGATTAACAGCCAGGGCAAAGAATGTATTGCTTGCGGACCGGACCCTGGGATTTGGGCATGGTACATTCTTCCAGGACATAAAGAGTAAGAGATTTGATGGGAATAATCCTTATTTTCAAGAAGGAAATTATTATAGTGCGGTATTTACTTTAACAACCGTATTCACAGTACGGGAATAATAAAAAAAAGGAGATGACACGAAATGACAGAACCAAGAAGATACGCAGGGTTTGCAGAGGAAGAGAGTTTTAATCCAGCGGTAGCACCGGAAGCAGTATTCCATATTGACATAGCATCAGCCTCGCTGGATGTACCAACCGACCCTAACCTACATTTTGAAGGCGGGATGAGCAGGGGAAGGGGAGTGATAAGACCAGGATATTATGTACCAGCAGGGAATATAGTCTACCCGATTGATATTCGTTCGATAGGTTATTTCTTGAAATGGGCATTAGGCCTTTATAAATTTACCGATGGAGGAGAAGGTACGAATACCCACGAAATATACCCGACAGAACATACCGTATTGCCTTCTTATACCACAAGGCTGGGGAAGGATATGTTCGAACATGTATTCAGAGGATGCGTGATGAACGGATTGGAGTTAAAGGTAGAGGATGATTTTATCTTTGCCACATTAGATAATATCGGAGCAAGAGATACCAGGGGAGCTTTAAAAGAGATAGCAGATTTGATATTATTCAATGAGCACAATTTATCGTTTGTAGATGCTTCCCTTGCTTTGGGAGATTCAGTAGATTATAACTGCAAGATAAAAGGCCTAACCATAACTATAACCAACGGAGCAGATGCTGGGCCAGGGAAAGGATTCGGGCAAAGACACCCTTGTAGAATCCCGGTAGGAGCAAGGAATATCGATATAAAAGGGAATCTATGGTTTGAGGACCATGCGGAATATACAAAATTCTGGGGAGCAGCAGGTGGAGTAAGTGTAAACGGGAGCTCGACAGAAGCCATGATCCTAACCATCGATGCAGGGATAGATGGAAGCCTGGAATTTAACTTCCCGAAATTAATGTACACCGATTTAAAGACACCTCCGTCAGGAAGAGGAGAGATCGTACAGGCCTTCAGCGCAGTAGCCTTGATAGGTACTATAACCCTGGCCGATGCGATAACCGAGATAGAAGCGGAAGTGCTGGCTACTTTATTAAATAATAATGGCGATATGGATGAAGATATTATGTCTTAAAAAATAAGAAGGAGCAGATATGGAAAATATAATTTCAATAAAAGACCGGATACTCAAAGGAAAGGATTTTGTTAAGAAAATAAATATAAAGGAACTTGGAGGGGAAATCCAGATAAGGCCTTTAACCGAAGGGGAGTGGACAGAGATAAGCTCCAGGGCAGTGAAGTCAGCCAAAACAGAATTCACTCCCATATTTAATAAAGCAGGGGAAGTGGATAAAGAGAAGACAAAGGAATCAATTAAATTTGCTTTCGATGTGGAAACACTTCAAAAAGGGGATTTTGAGAAAAATCTGTTGACTTGTAAATATGGGATAATTGAGGAAGGACTAACAGAAGAGGATTTAAGGCAATTATCTCCTCCAGGGATCATTAAAAAGATATCAGATGAGATATATAAAATAAGCGGGATAGAAGAGGAGGAGCTGAAAGCATTGCAGTTTTTTCGCTGATAGTGGAGAAGGACAAAACATCATAGCATACCAGATCTCCGGGATTCGTTTTATAGACAGATACCAGGATATGACTAATTCCCAGAAGATATTTATAGAATTAGGGTACAGAGAATACCATAAGAAACAACAAGGGAGCAGCGAAAACTATGGAAACGATAAATATGCCGAGGCTCGAAAAATGGCCAGAGAGAAGGTGAAGAAATAAATGGCAAACGTAATGGAAGTTATAGTAAAGGGAGTAGACCAGATGACCCCGGTGATGGATAAAATCGCGACTAAAAGTAATGCATCGATGGCATCCATGCAGAAGAAATTCAAAGAAGCAGAAGGTTCTTTATTAGCAGTAGGAGCAGCCATGACCGTATTCGGAGCAGCGGTAATAGCAGCAAATGTAAAACTTATAAAGATGGCAAGCGATGCAGCCGAGACCAGCTCAAAATTCGCGACAGTATTTCAAGACGTTTCAAAAGAAGCGGAGGCCATGGCAAAAGACCTATCCAGGAATTTCGGATTAAGCAGCACAGCAGCCAAACAATTATTAGGAGATACCGGGGATTTATTAACCGGATTCGGATTTTCTGGGGAAGCAGCTTTGGATTTATCAGCCGAAGTAAATAAATTGGCGGTAGATTTGGCCTCATTTACAAATTTCTCTGGAGGAGCAGCGGGAGCGAGTGCAGCATTAACCAAGGCACTATTAGGAGAAAGAGAAAGCGTAAAATCTTTAGGTATCTCTATATTAGAAGAAGATGTAGTAGCAAAAATGGCATTATTAACCAAGCAGGGCATGATTTTTGAAACAGAAAGACAAGCCAAAGCGTATGCTACATTATTAATAGCACAGGAACAGAGCAAAAATGCTATAGGTGACTACCAAAGGACACAGGAAGGATTCGCAAATCAGAGTAGAGAATTGGCAGCGAGGTTAAATGATTTGGCAATAGTGTTTGGAGAGAAATTGTTGCCGATGGCCACAAGAGGGATTTCAATCATAACCGGATTAGTGGAGAAGATAACCGACTGGACAGAGCGGAATCCATTACTAACAGATATCTTGGTTAAATTTGGATTAGCATTGGGAATATTAGTAGGTTCAGGAGGGTTGCTAATTTTAGGCTCGGTTGCCTTTATGAAAATGGCAGATGCAATCCAGAAATCATTAGCCTTTTATAAACCTTTAATCGGAGCATTACAATTAGTAACAGCAAAAGTCTGTGCATTTACAGTTTCT